TATTATATTAATGCTTTATAGAGATGAATATTACAACAAAGAATCAGAAGATAAGAATATAGCTGAAGTTATAGTAGGAAAGAATAGAAATGGTGAAGTAAAGAGTATAAAGTTAGGGTGGTTTGGCAACTATCAAAGATTTGCATCATTAGATAGAAGATAATAAGTTGACTAAATACTCTACATATATAGATAAAATTATCTACTAAATTAAGGAGTAAAAATGCAAACTGAATATATAGATTATTTAACAACTTTAGATATAAGCGGACAGAGCTTTAGAATTTTACTAGCTTTAAATATAAAAGATTACACTCAAGCTCAAATACAAGAAAATTTAAATATACAAGATAAAGCACAAGTGAATAAATTATTTAAAGAGCTAAGCAATAGAGGATTAATAGAAATATATAAAGTAGAAGGGAGAAATAAATTTTATAAAGCTGTAAAAGATGTTAAAAGACTAAGAATTAATATACCAGGACAGCAAAGAATGTTTTAAAAGGAGATGAGAAGGTTATGGCAGAGATAAAATTCAAAATTTATGATAAGAACAGAAAAAGGCTTATAAGTGGGACTGGTTATAGCATAACAGGAGATGGGGAAGTGCAAACATTTAATAGTCATGGAGTAGCAGAAGGAACAGTTAATAATAGACATTTAAAGCCAGTTTTATATTCAGGAAAGAAAGACATTACAGGAAGAGATATTTACGAAGGCTTTATAGTAGAGAGAAAAGCAGGAGCACCAGGAGATGAAGAGATAACAGGAGTAGTTATTTTAGATGAGTGCCAATGGTGGATTCAAAATGATAAACAGAAAAGGGCAGTTCCATTATTTTCAGAAACTGCAGTAGATAGAATTATAGGAAATATATATGAAAAAAATTAATAGATATTTATGCTAAGTGCATTTATATAAATAAAAAATATTAAAAGAAAGGAACTTTGGATTAGCTACTAAAATTTTAGCAGGGATTACAAAGAAGCTAGATTTAGTGAGTTTAATCAAAGAGAAGGGGTAAAACCCTTCTCTGTAAAGTAAGGTAAATGATATGAGAAATAGCAAAAGAGAGAATGATAATTTTACTTGTAAAAAAATAAGAGAATTAATTTATAAAAAGGGATTAAAGAATAGTAATGTAGTTGAAATTATAGATAAAAACTCAAGTCCAGAAGTTAAAGCAATGTGTACTATAACTCTAGAAAGAATGAATGAAATAACTAAAGGGAGTTATCCAACAGTAATGGAGTGCATTCTTATAGGACAAGCATTAGGCAAAGGGTTAGGATATTTTTATTACAATGGATATCAAGTCTATTAATTAACAATTTGAAATTAATGTTTTAGAGAATTTATAATAATTTGATCTTTGAAAATTGAATAAAGATATACGGTATTAAAATAAGCTTTAATGATTTTACTATTAAAATTATGGTAAAAAGATTTATTTAGTTGACAAAAATAGAAAAAAATCATATTATTATTGATATAATTAATTTGTGAGAAGGTGATAATATGATTAATAGCAAAGAACATTTACAAGATAATATTAATGAAATTAATGAAACACTTAATAACTTAGAGTTTCGTAAATATTTAAATATGGTATATGATATAGGTATATTAAAAGATAAAAACAAAAAAAAGTTAGATGAAAGATATGAAATAGAAACATATCCAGCATCTAAGGGGTTTTCTAAAATTCGAGAGATTGGGAATGTAATTTGTAATAAAAAAGAGCTTTGGCCTACTGGAGTTAGTGCAGATGTAATATTAGCACAAAAAATACCAGTAATAAAAGTGAAAAATATTATGTTGACTATGAAATCTACAAAAAATATTGATAGTTTATGGAAAAAGCCAAAGGATTACATGAAGCAATATTCTAAGTTGAATAAAGGGATAACACCACAAATAGAAATTCTAAATCGTACTTTAGAGGAAGATTTAGATGAATTAAAAGTAAATTTAGGTGCAAAATATTATGGAATACTTGCATATAGCTTAGGAAGTGATAATACTTTAGAAAATATGCAGGTTGTATTTTTAAGTGATAATGCCAATGATATAGTTCATACTGTGGATATTCCAGTTATTAAATTGGAGAATAAAATAATTCCAGAAGATAAATCATTAAAAGATAAAATAGAAGAAAATAAAGGCGAATCCCTTAAAGGAATAATAGGATTAAAATAATATTTTGTACTACATACTTAGATAGTACAGGAGGTATATGATGAGTATATCAGAAAGAAAAGTATATGGGCAGCGGATTAAGCAAGGTAGAATCTTAAGAGGATTTTCACAAGAACAGTTAGGGAAAAAGATAGGGGTAACACGACAAGCTATATCTAATTGTGAAAAGGATACTATAAGTTTAAATACAGCTAATCTTTTAAAAATAAGTGAGATTTTAGAGTTACCGTTAAGCTTCTTTTATAAGCCTCCAACAGAAAATAATAGTGATAAGGTGATTTTTTTTAGGAGTAAAGATATTCCTAAAAAGACTAAAGAGCAATTAAGAGAAGAAATAAATATTTTTGATAAAGAAGTTGTAAAATATTTTGAACAATATGTTAAACTTCCTAGTCTAAATTTACCTGATTTAAGTGATATATTAAAACATGGTACTTATAACTATAAAAAAGAAACTATAATAGAGGTATGTAAAAAAATAAGAGAACATTGGGGATTGGGTAATAAACCAATAGATAATTTAGCTTATATATTACAAGCAAATGGATTTATAATAAGTAGACAATATATAGATCAAGATAAAACAGATGCATTTTCTCAAAAGATAGATAATAATTATATCTTTATAAGTGGTAATAAAGAGTGTGCAGTTAGAAGCAGATTTGATTTAGCACATGAGCTAGGACATTTAATTTTACATGATAATATAGAAATAGATGAATTTGAAGACAAAATAATAGAGAAAGATGCTGATTTGTTTGCATCAGAGTTTTTATATCCGAGTGAAGTTTTTTTAGAAGATATACAAGATTACTCTTTAGGTTTTGAAAGATTTATAGAATTAAAGGAAAAATGGAAGGTATCAATACAGCTATTAGTTAGAAAATGTAAAGATTTGGGGGTAATTTCAGAGGAGAAGTATATTTACTTTCAAAAAAGAATTAGCTTTAATAAATGGAGAAAAAAAGAACCATTAGATGATAGAATTGTATTAGAAAAGCCTAGATTATTTGAAGATGTTATTGAACTGTTAATTGAAGAGAATATTCTTACTAAGAAAGATATTTTAATGAATATAGATTTAGAGAAAAATGATATAATAAAATATTGTAACTTAGAAGATAATTTTTTTGAGGATACTTTTTGTAATATAGTGAAAATTTATTAATATAAAAACATTGATAATACCGTATTATTCAAAATGAATATGCGGTATTTTTTTATGCGTAATTTGAGGAATATTGCGACCGACAATAATGTCAGGACCATGGACAAAAAGTAAAGTCAAAATTAGGATTTTAGGAGAATAAGATGAAGATTAAAGCTGAAATTAAACTTAGAGGATGTTGTAAGCATTGTGGAAAATGGGTGAATTTTAAGGAAATAAGCAACCATATGGCTTACGAGCATGACATATATCATTCAAATTGGTATAAATTTAAAGCAAAAATAAGAAAGATATTGAGGAGCCTATGAAAGTTAAAGAATTAATTAAGAGACTTGAAAATTTAGACCAGGAAAAAGAAATAGGAATAATGTATCAAGATGAAGATGACAATACATTTTTTCCAAGTCAAATTATTTGTGTACAAGAAGAAAGTAAGCTTGAAATGGATGAGGAATTAAAGTGGAAGAACGAAGGTTACTACATGTTTTAAGGAGGAATAGCAATGAAACAATTTAACATAGAAGAGATGGAAAATTATGAGGTTAATGAAATAAAAGACGATTTAGTTATGCTTGAAAGTCAGTTTGAAGGTAGTGGATATAGCAATATCTTAGCTAAAGCCTTCCACTACATTAACTACCTAGAAGAAAAGCTTGTTAATATAGCTAATAATGAGGAAAGAGCTATAAAGATACTAAAAGAAAATGGATATGTAGTCAAAAAGCTTACAGTCGGTCAATTAAAAGATGCTAAAGAATGTGAAGAATGTGGATTTGAAGGCGATTGTTCTTTTTGTAGATGTAGCATTTGTATAGTTCAGTAAGGAACAATTTGAAATAACAAATATATTATGAGTAAATATGAGAAGAGAAAGTGAGTTTTATAATTATATGGCTGATAATAGCATTAATAATATTGGTATTTTTCTATGGAGCAGGTGGAAAGTAGGAATAATTCAAAAAAATAGAGAATAGGAGTAAATTTAATTATAATTAAATACTTCTATTCTCATAAGAAAATCGATTTCAATTAATTAATAAGGAGGAGAAGAACATGGAGAACTTAAATTATAGAAATTGCAACGAAGAAGTAACTGTAAAATTAATAGGTAAATTAACAATGGAGTTTCCAGAGCTAGAGGTTAACCTACCAAGACAACTAGAAATAAAAAGATTAGTAGAAGAAGTTTTATATGGGTATGAGGTTACTACAAAAGAAACAGCATTAGTGACAAGTGATCTTGAGGATAAGGTAAACTATTTCCTAGCGACTAAAAAGCTTGAAGGTTTATCAGTAGCTACTTTAAAGAATTATAGCTATAACTTAAGAAAATTATGCAAATTCTTCAATAAGCCAGTATCTATGATTACAAGTGCTGACATTAAAATGTTCATGTATGCAGAAAGTAGTACCAAGGGTGCTGCTGGAATGAACACATTTATGACACCTATTAAATTATTCTTTGCATGGCTTCAAAATGAAGAATTTATAATTAAGAATCCATGTTCTTCAATAAAGCCAGTTAAGGAACCTAAAAGAGAGAAAAAGCCACTTAATGAGGAACAAGTTGAAATGTTAAGAGATTGTATGCTTAGTAGAAGAGATAGAGCAATATTAGAATTTTTCTTATCAACTGGTTGTAGAGTAGCTGAAGTTGGTAATGTTAAGGTAAGCGATTTAGATATGACACATAAGACTTTATTAGTTATAGGAAAGGGAAATAAGGAAAGAAGAGTATATTTTACAGAAAGATGTAAAAGGTCAATACTTAATTATCTTAGAGAACGTGAGGAGCAAGGAATAATCAGCGAATATTTATTTTGTTCTTCAAAGGCACCAAAGAAAAAATCAATCAATACAGAGCTATATAAGAAATTAAATAATAGAGGTTATCAAGTTATAGTGGATAAGATGCAGAAAATGGCCAATATAGAAATGAGAATCACTCCACATACACTAAGGCATACTTTTGCAACATTTGCTTTAAGAAGCGGTATGAAACCAGAGGTAATCCAGCAAATTTTAGGTCATAATGATGTTGGTCTTACATTACGTGTATATGCAAAAGTAGCACAAACAGATGTTGAATATTCATATAGAAAATTAGTGTCATAAAAGAAAGGATAGAGAATGGACAAGTTGATATTAATATTCTTTATAGTAGATATAATAATAACAATTTTACAGTTGATTATATGTGTAAAAATATCAAAAAAACATGAGGTGATGAAATGAACATAAACATAAAAAAGAGAGTAGAAAATGATTTAAGAGAATATCCATTTTTATTAATTGCAGTAGATGCTGGAGGACTTGGTTATCCTACTAATTATGAAATTGTTAAAGATGTTAAGCATCCTAGTACAATGAAAGGGAGTTTTGTTGAGAGTTGTGTAATTGATGAGGAATACAATAAAAAGAAAGTTGATAAAATTACAAGAGCTTTAGAATTATTAGATATAACAGAGAAAGAAATAGTTGAAGAATGTTATTTTAGAAATACTTATACCAATCAGCAAATAATCTTTAATATGTGCATGAGTAAGGCAAAATTTTATAAGATTAAGAATGATTCATTAAGAAAAATTGCAATTTCTTTGGGGTATTTGTAAAAAAAAGAAAAAATAAAGACAAAATAAAGACAAAAACAAAACAAAAAAGTGGAAATCAGAAAGAACTTATAATACAATAAATGTAAGATGTTATAAATGTAAAATTAAATAAAAATCCCCTTTCAATAAAAAAAGCACTTGAGAGTAATTCTTAAGTGCTTTTATTTTTGTAAAGAAGAAGGTGAGAGTGTGAAAATAAAAGATATAGTAAAAAGGACTCAGCCAGATACTTATAGTAAGCTTAAACCTAAAAAACACTCGAAAGAGATTGTGAGGAGTTAATGAGACATAGTTCTTATAGAAGAACTGGTGGAGCTATAAGGCAGGTGAGGCAATGAATTTTGTTGAACCCATCAGAGATGCAGATGTATTTCATGATATTCAAGCCACTTTAAAAAGAGAAAATATGAGAAATTACGCTTTAGTAATGACTGGGACATATACAGGGTTAAGAATATCAGATATTTTAAAACTTAAAGTTAAAGATGTTAAAAATAAGAAGTACATCGATATTAGAGAAAAGAAAACTGAAAAAAGAAATATAATAGAGATTAGTCCAATATTAAGAACAGTATATAAAGAGTATTGTTTAGAAATGGATGATGAAGAGTATCTATTTAGAAAAAGTAATATAAATAAGCCTATAGGAAGAGAACAAGCATGGAAGATCATGAAAAATATAGGTGAAAGATTTGGAGTAGAAAACCTAGGAACACATACATTAAGAAAAACATTTGGTTTTCATTACTATAAACAGACTGGAGATATAGCAACTTTAATGCAGATGTTTAATCATTCTAAAGAAAGTATTACTTTAAAGTATATTGGAATAACACAAGATACAATGAATAAAGCAAGAAGAGATTTTAGGATCTAAAAATCTTTTTATTTAGAGTAATAGTAAACATATTGAGGTAACGTTAATTATATAAAAATAGAAAGTACTTTAAAGTAAGAAAAATAAAAGCATTTAATAGAGTTTTAGAAAGTTAACACAATATGAATTAAGTTGATTATTCTTGAAATATTTGATATTTTAGAGATATAAAATATTTGGAGGAATTTTATGGGATTATTCAGTAAAAAAAATAAGGCTTTATCTGCAAATTTTTCTTTTGTAGATGGATTAGAAGGATTTACAAAGGGATTATTAGTGAACATAACAGCTGATGATAGTAATGATAAGTTAGTTATTAAAGGGAAATTTAGTAATACACCTGAAGTTAATCTTAAATATGAACAAATAACAGGAATAACTTGCACAACAGAAAAAGAAATTATAGAGAAAAGTAAAAGTGTAGTTGGAAGAGCTGCTATAGGAGGAGTATTATTAGGACCTTTAGGAGCTATAGTAGGCGGAATGTCTGGAGTAGGTAATAAACAACAGAAGAAGACTAGCTATTATATGATTATTAACTATAAATCAAGGGATGGTGAAACAAAAGTTTTATCATTTGAAGTTACAGAAACAATTGGTTCATGGGATAAGCTTATATCTCATGTAAGGAATAAAATAAATATGGGTTCAAGAGAAGAATCAATATATCTTTAAGACTAGCAAATGCTGGTCTTATTTTATTTTGGAGTAATTTATGGATGTAATAGAATTAGTAAATTGGATAACAAAGCTTATAAGAGATAATAATATTCATGCTTTCTATGTATCAGGTTTATGGAAGAAGCTAAGAAGAGAAGTATTGGACGAAGCCAATAATGAGTGTCAGATATGCAAGAGCAAGGGCGAGGTTGGTATAGCTACTACAGCTCATCATATAAAACATCTTAAGAAGCATCCAGAGTTAGCATTAACCAAGAGCAATCTAATGGCTGTATGCAATGAATGCCATAATATACTACATCCTGAAAAACATTTTAAATATAAAAAGAAAATTCCATTGAATGAAGAAAGATGGTAGATACCCCCGGGTCAAAAAAATCAAAAAACTTTTGACTAGGAGAGAACGGTATAAGAGGGAGGACAAAACAACTTTTTTATACTTTTAGGTGAGGGGGGGATATTGCATACAAAAAAAAGTATGCAATATTAGGGGAATGAGGTGGTGAATATGAATGAAAATGAAAGATTAAAAATAAGGCAAAGTGCTGAAAAAGACTATAATCTTGGGATGAAGTATATAGATATTTCTACAAAATATAATGTATCTATAAATACGGTTAAATCTTGGAAGCAAAGATACGGTTGGAAGCGTGAAAGCATACAAAAATATGGGTGCAATAAAAATAGTATGCAGTATATGGGAAATACTCTTTTTTTAGAAATTAGAAAAGATTTAATGACACAATTAGAGAATAATAAAACATTTGGAAAACATTTTGAGGATCTTGTTAATGATTATATGGAGTTGTGGAATATTAAAAATAATTTAATTCAAGATATAAAAGAGCGTGGAGTATCTGTTGAATGGAGTAATGGAAAACAAACAGGTATAAAGAAGAATGACAGCATAGCTGAACTAAATAAAACAAGTGCCCAAATGCTTAAACTATTAGGTGATTTAGGAATAAAACCAAGCCCATTAGATAATGGTGATGATGATGATGAATTGTAGTCATATACCAGAAATTCAAAACTATATTGAATTGGTTAGAAGTGGGACAATAGAAGTTTGCAAGGAACAATTACAATTAATTGATTATGTAGAGAAATGCTTTAAAGAAGAAAGTCTATTTGTAGATGAAGAAGAATTAAGAAGATATTTAAGTTTAGAGAAATATTTTCCATTTGAATTATTAGAATGGGAAGTATTTTGTTTTACACTGCATAATTGTACTTATTCTAAACCAGGTATATTAAGATGGCCAGACCTATTCATATTAGTAGGTAGGGGAGCAGGTAAAAATGGTTACTTGGCATTTGAAGATTTTTGCTTAATATCTCAATATAACAAAGTTGATAAATACCATATAGATATTTGTGCGAATAGTGAAGACCAAGCTATGACATCTTTTAATGATGTTTATGATGTTCTTGAAGCTAACAAGAAGAAATTAGAAAAACATTTTTATTGGAATAAAGAAGTAATAAAAAATAAAAAAAGTGGTTCAGAATTAAGATTTAGAACATCAAATGCAAAGACTAAAGATGGTGGTAGACAAGGTAAGGTTGATTTCGATGAATATGAGGACTATAAAACTATTCAAGTTTTTAAAACTGGACTTGGTAAAAAGAAGAATCCAAGGACAACTATTATTACTACAAATGGGGATGTTAGAGAAGGTCCATTAGATAAGCTTATTGAAAGAAGCAAACAGATATTACAAGGTGCTACAAGAGATAACGGGTTACTTCCATTTATATGTAAACTTGATGATGAAAAGGAAGTAGATGATCCTAAAATGTGGGATAAACCTAATCCTAGTTTGCATAGATTTCCAGATTTACAACAACAAATACAAAGAGAGTATGTAGATTATAAAGAAGATCCTATAAGTAATTCATCATTTATGACTAAAAGAATGAATATACCAAAGGGGAATAAAGATGTAGAAGTTACATCATGGGAAAATATATTAGCGACTAATCAAGAAATTCCTAATGTAGAAGGAGGAAGTTGTTTAGTTGGGATTGATTATGCAAAGACAACAGATTTTGTTGCTGCAGGTCTATTATTTAAGTATAAAGAAAAATTTGTATGGATAACTCATAGCTGGGTTTGTGAAAGTTGTAATGATTTAGGAAGAATAAAGGCTCCTCTAAGGGAGTGGGAGGAACAAGGGTATTTAACTTTTGTACCTGGACCAGAAGTTCCACCAGATACTCCAGCTTTGTGGTTAGCTGAAAAAGCTAAAAAATACAATTTAACTACATTGTGGATGGATAACTATAGATATACATTATTAGCAAAGGCATTGAGAGAAGTAGGCTTTGATACTGATAAAAAAGGTAATAACAATATTAGATTAGTTAGGCCATCAAATGAAATGTTAATATCTCCAGTGATAACAAGTGCATTTGCAAATCATAATATTATTTTTGGAGATAATCCATTAATGAGATGGTATACAAATAATACTTGTTTAATAACTTCACAAGCTGGAAATATGACCTATGGGAAAATAGAACCTAAAAGTAGAAAAACTGATGGATTTAAAGCTTTTGTTGCAGCTATGTGTGGTTCAAATGATTTAGAGGATTGCTCAAAGTCATTTGATATAAATGATTTTGAGTTAGGTGTATATAGTTATTAAAAATAAGAACATTATAGATAAAATTACAAAGCCTATTTATAAGGCTTTTTATTTTACCCTGAAAGGGGGTGAGGGATTGAAAATAATAGATTTTATTAAGGATATTTTTGGTGGTAAAGATGAAGTTAGATTAATCGAAAAAATATCTGAGGAATCAACTAAATTAGCAATAGAAGAGTTTGCAATAAATGTAGCGATTAATCTTATAGCTGGATGTATATCAAAATGTGAATTTAAAACTTATTTAGATAATAAGGAAGTAAAAGAAGATGAATATTACATGTGGAATATAGAGCCTAATAAAAATCAAAATTCAAGTGAGTTTATCCAGGAGTTTATTTACAAATTACTTTATAGAAATGAAGTTTTAATTGTAGAAGTTAATAATCAATTAATAATTGCAGATAGCTTTTATCAAAATGAATATGCATTGTTTGATAATGTATTTGAAAATGTGACTAGAAAAGATTTTACGTTTAATAGGAAATTTAAAATGTCTGAAGTTTTATATTTTAAAAATAGTAACAAAGATATAAGATCTTTAGTTTCTAATCTAAACAATGGATATAGAGATTTATTAGATAGTGCCATAGGAAAATATAAACGTTCAGGTGGAAGAAAAGGAATTGCGGAATTAGATGCTATTGCAAAAGGTGATGAAGAACAGAAAAAAAAGGTAGATGAACTATTTGAAAGGAAATTCAAGAAGTATTTTGAAAGTGAAAATGCTGTTTTAAGTATACCTAAAGGAGTTAAATATACTGAACAGAATGGTGAAGGAAGTAAGAAGTCAACAAGTGATATGGTTGATGTACAAAATCTTATCAAAGAAATTTTTGATAGAGTAGGGCAAGGTTTTAAAATTCCACCAGCATTAATGAGAGGAGATATAGCTGATGTTGATAAAGTAACAAATAATTTTTTAACATTTGGTATTGATCCTATAGTTGATTTGATAAATGAAGAAATTAACAGAAAGAGGTATGGAAAAGCTATTCTGAAGGGTTCTAGATTGGAAATTGATACTACATGTATTAAGCATATTGATATTTTCTCAGTTGCAGAAAAAATAGATAAGCTTATATCAACAGGTATGTATTCTATTGATGGATTATTAGAAAAAGTTGGGGAAGTACCATTAGGAACAGAGTGGAGTGAAAAGCATTGGATAACCAAAAATTATTCAGATATAAATCAAATAGACTTGAAAGGAGGTGAGGATAATGAGCAAAAAAATATGGGAATTTAAGCAGTTGGCCAGCAATCTAGATTCAGTTGATTTATATGTATACGGAGATATAGAAAGTGATTCTTATGATTGGTGGTGGGATGAAACAATAGAAAGTGAGACTAGTGCTAATCATTTTAAGAATGAACTTGAAAGATACTCACAAGTTAAAGAAATTAATTTGTATGTTAACAGCTATGGTGGTTCAGTATATGAAGCAATGTCTATTAGGAATCAACTAAAAAGACATAACGCTAAGGTTATAGGTATAGTAGATGGTTTTGCAGCAAGTGCAGCATCTTTTATTCTTACTGGATGTGACATAGTAAAAATGTATAGTAATACAATGCAAATGGTTCATAATATGTGGATACCTGCCTGTGGGAATGCGTCACAATTAAGAAAGTCAGCAGATGATTTAGATAAAATAATGGAGGGTAATAGAAAAGCTTATCTTGAAAAATCTAATGGTAAGTTAACAGAAGAAAAGTTAATTGAATTATTAGATGGAGAAAGCTGGTTAACTGCAGAAGAATGCTATCAATATGGATTATGTGATGAAATTATAGATGATAACGTTGATTTAGAGATAGCAAAGCAAATGATGCAAAAGGTTAATAAAACTTTTGAACAACAAGTTAAGTATAATAAAGCTTTGATGAAAATGTTAAAAGAAGATTCAAAGTCGAAAGAGCCTAATAAAGGTGAAATACCTCAACAAAAAACTAATGCTGATAAATTAAAAATGATATTTAAAAATAAAATGAAAGAAGGTAAATAAAATGGGAATGAAAAGTAAAGATTTATTAAGACAAGAATTAATGGCAAATCTATCAAAGGCAATGCAATCAGAGGATGAAGGAGCAATAGCACAAGCATTTACTGATTTTGCCGAATCTGTGCAACAAAGTGTATTAGAAGATGTAAAATTATATCAACAAACTGCTGATAAAGAAATTTTAGCTAAAAGAGGGATACATCAATTAACTCAAAAAGAAATGAACTTCTATCAAGGAATAATAGATGCTATGAAGTCTGATAATGTTAGACAAGCGTTTACCAATATAGATGTAGCATTTCCTGAAACAATTATTGATAATGTAATTGCTGATATAAAAGCTGAACATCCATTATTAAATATAATTAATTTTCAAAACACAACAGTATTAACAAAGATCGTAGTAAATAAAAAAGGAATTCAATTAGCTAAATGGGGGGCTTTAGGAAGTGCTATAAGTAAGGAGTTAGAAGGCGCTATAGGTAAAATAGATTTAACATTATGTAAATTAACTGCATTTATGCCTATATCTAAGGATATGTTAGCAGTTGGGCCAGAATGGATTGATGCATATGTTAGAGTAACATTAAGCGAAGCAATTGCACACGCTCTTGAAAAAGCAATTGTAACAGGTACAGGTAAAGATGAACCAATAGGAATGGATAGAGATGTAAGTGACGACGTAAGCGTTAGTGGAGGGATTTATCCTAAAAAGGCTGCTAAAAAAATTACAGATTTATCACCAAAGACATATGGAGAGTTATTAAGTATTTTAGCTACAGATCCAGTAGATGCAACAGGAAAGAAAACAAGAACAGTAGATTCAGTTGTATTAATTGTTAATCCAAAAGATTATTTCACAAAGGTAATGCCAGCTACTACTGTACAAGCTACAGATGGAAGTTATAAAAATAACATATTCCCATTCCCAACTACAGTAATACAAAGTTCGGGGGTAGATGAAGGTAGTGCTATAATTGGATTACCTAAAAAATATTTTATGGGAATTGGAGCAGGAACTAACGGTGGTAAAATAGAGTACTCAGATGAATACAAATTTTTAGATGATGAAAGAGTTTATATAAATAAGCTTTATGGAAATGGAAGGGCATTAGATGATAATGCATTTATATTATTAGATATTTCAGAGCTAGAAACAGCTGCAATTCCTGTTACAGTAAAGGGGACTGTAAACACTAAGGAGCAAGCATAAAGAGGTGGTTAAATGCCTGATGAATTATTAGAAGATGTGAAGGCTTATCTTAATATAACTTGGGTAGATGCAAGAACTGAAAAGAATATAACTGGAATGATAAAAAGAGGGATGTCGTATTTGCAAAAGGTTGCAGGTGTGGCATCCTTAGATTTTACTCAAGAAGATACTCCAAAATCCTTGTTACTTGATTATGTGAGATATGCAAATTCTCAAGCACTTGAGCTATTTGAAATAAATTTTAGAGGGGAATTACTTTCTTTAAATCTAGAATATCAGGCCAAGGGAGTTGATTTAGATGAAACTGAAACTTAACAATATAGAATTTACAAGTTTTTCAGATGGAATATGTGATATTTATTGTGAAGATGAAGAAGGGAATAAAGAGTATAAATATAATTCTTTAGGGTTTGAAAATAGAGTTCTTGGATATAATAGATTTTTTACAGCAAAAGCTAATCAAGTAAAGGTTAATGCTGTAATAAGAATTCCTAAAGTAAATGGAATCAATATACATGATTGTGTTGAAATAAGAGAAATAGGGAAATATTCAATTGAACTAATACAAGAAATATTTGAAAGCAATCCTCCATCTTTAGATCTGACACTTAAACAACTAGAAATGTTTGAGGTGAAATAAATGAATGTAGATGAGTTTGTTACTGTATTATCAAGAGAGTTATCAAGTTATTCAGAAGAAATAACAGAAGGAATAAAAAAAGCTGTTGATACAGTTGGAAAAGAGACAAATACCGAGATAAAAAAGCATATAACATTCAATCAAATTACTGGTGATTATGTAAAATCCTTTAGAGTAAAAAAAGTATATGAAAGTAAAAATAAAAAAGTTAAAACATGGTATGTTGCAAATGGAAATCATAGATTAACCCATCTTTTAGAAAAGGGTCATGCGTTATGGCAAGGAGGCAGAGCTAAAGCTTATCCTCATATAAAATATGGCGAAGAGCTTGCAATAAAAAGAATGGAGGAGTTATCAATGGAGGTTATTAAAAATGCGAATAAACGTTAAAGCAATGTTAGAGGAAACTGGACTAAAGGTTGCGGAAAATTGTTTTTTAAAACCTCCAGCACTTCCGTATATAGTCTTTTTAGAGAATTCAAATTTTAGTGGAGCAGATAATAAAATATGCTTATTAAAAAGAGATATAACAGTTGAGTTATATAATTCTAAGATAAATAGAGAAAAAGAAAAAGAAGTTGAAGAAATATTAATTAAAAATTCTATAGAGTTTAGTAAAGAACGTACGTGGATTGATAGTGAAAAAATCTTTCAAACTGTGTACGATTTTAATTTATATGAAAAGAAATAGGAGGATAAAATAATGGATGATAAAATTGTTTTAGGAAGTGGAGATGTATATGTTAAGGAGTTTGAAGGAGAAATTCCAGAAAATTCTGTATTGGAGACTCCTGAAAATAAATTAGGATATATACAAGGTGGAGCAACATTAGAATATAAACCAACTTATTATAGTTGTAAAGATGATAGTGGAGTTGTTCAAAAAACAATAATCACAGAAGAAGAAGCAACATTAAAAACTGGGATATTAACATTCTGTGGAAAAACATTAGCTGTATTATGTGAAACTGGTAGAGTAACAGAATCTGGCGGCACTAGAACAGTAAAGATTGGTGGAATTAAAAATGCAAATGGTAAAAAGTATCTAATACACTTCCACCATAAAGATAAAGTTGATGGGGATATAAGAGTAACTATAGTTGGAAAGAATGAAAGTGGATTTTCATTAGCATTTGCAAAAGATAAAGAAACAGTTATTGATGCTGAATTTAAGTGTCAGCCACAAGATAATGAAGGAACTCTTATAAAATATCAAGAGGCTATTTCAGAATAAAATTAATAAATATAAAAAAGCTCTAAGAGATTAAAAGAAATTCTTTTAGAGCTTTTAGTTTGAAAGGATGATAATAAATGGCAAGCTTAAACTTCAATAATATAAAAAAACAATACTTAACTGTTACTCTTAGAGATGAAAATAAAACTACTATAATGATATGTAATCCATCAAAAAAATTGTTAAGCGAGATAACTTCTATAGATTCATGGGCTAGAAGTGTTGATAGTAGTTCAAATGGAGAAGAAGAAATAGATGCACTTTACGAGGTGTGTGCAAAAGTAATGTCTAGAAATAAAGCAAATATAAAGATAGAAAAAGAGTTATTAGAAGACATATTAGATGTTGAAGATATAATGATTTTTCTAAAAACATATATGGAGTTTATTAGCAACCAAACAAAAAACTAGAACTCCCTTACTATCCACTTGAGGAGAGTGAGGGACATAAATATGAAATAACTACTTACTGGGAGCATTTAGTTTCAGAATATACGGGTTTAAATATACTAGAGGTTGAAGAGTTAGATATTATAGATTATCTGAGATATAGAAGAGATGCCTTTATTTATACATTTAATAAAACTGAAAAAGGTCAAGAATATTTAGATAATGCTTGGAGGATATCTCAAACTAAACCAGAAAGAAAAAGACTTAGAGATAAGTTTGGTAGAAAGGAGGAATAATATATGGCTAAAAGTTTAAAAGGAATAACTATTGATATTGGTGGGAATACAGAGCCCTTAGAGAAAAGTTTAAGCTCGGTAAATAAAACTAGTAGATCATTACAAGTTGAACTTAGGCAAGTTGAAAAACTCCTTAAATTAGACCCAACTAATACTGAATTATTAGCGCAAAAACAAAATTTATTAGCAGATTCTATAAGTGCTACATCTGAAAAATTAGAAGCTTTAAAAGCAGCAGAAGCACAAGTTCAAGCTCAGTTTGAAAGAGGCGAAATTGCAGAAGAGCAGTATAGAGCATTTCAAAGAGAAATAATAAAAACTGAAAATGAATTAAATAATATGAAAAGTGCATTGCAAGTTGCAACACGAAATCTTGATGAATTTGGGGATAATAATGGTGTTGCAAAAGAAGAAGCTGAGAAACTTAATAAGAGTATAAGAGATCAGGAAGAAGCTTTAGAAGTAGAAAGAAAAGCCTTAGAGGAGGCAGAGAAAGCACAGAAGCAACATGCTGAAGAAGTACAGAATGCTAAAAAAGAACTTGATGATTTTAAAAGTAGTGTTGAAGATGTTGCTGATAAATTAAAAGTAGGGGCTTTAGCAATAGGTGCTGCTGGAGTTGCAGGAGCAACGTATGCATTAAATCTATCGAATGATTTTGATAAAGCATTTAATACATTAATTACAAAGACTGGTGCAGCAGAAGAAGAGTTTGATTCATTAAATGAAGCAATGGAAAATGTGTATGTTAATAATTTTGGTGAAAGTATAGAAGATGTAGCAAGTTCTATGGCTATAGTAAAAAATAATACTAAGCTTGCAGGGGATGAGTTACAAATTGCAACTGAAAGGGCAATATTATTAAGAGATACATTCGAATTTGAGGTTAATGAATCTACACGTTCAGCAAAAATGTTAATGGATCAATTTGGGTTATCATCAGATGAAGCATATAACTTAATAGTACAAGGAGCTCAAAATGGTCTAGATAAAAATGGAGATTTATTAGATACAATAAATGAATATTCAGTACATTTCAACCAGTTAGGTATTGGTGCTGAAGAAATGTTTAATATGCTTATAAATGGCGCTGAGAATGGAACTTTTAGTGTAGATAAACTTGGTGATGCTGTAAAGGAATTTGGAATAAGAGTTAAAGATGGAACTGCAGATAATGCATTTAAGCAATTAGGTTTGGATGTAGATAAAACTACTGAAAAATTTGGGGCTGGAGGAGATGCTGCCAAAGAAGCTTTAGGACAAGTAACTACGGCTTTATTTAATATGGATGATCCTATTCAACAAAATATTTTAGGTGTTGAAATGTTCGGTACAATGTGGGAAGACTTAGGTGTAGATGGAGTAAAAGCATTAATGGATATGCAAGGACAAATATCTACCACTAGCACAGCATTAGAAGACATTAATAATCAAAAATATGATGATATAGGTTCGGCACTTGCAGGACTTGGAAGAGAAATGCAAGTAAGTGTTATAGAACCATTAGGAGAAGAGCTGAAACCAGTAGTTGAAGATGTTATATCTTACTTACAAGAAAATGGACCAGAAATAAAAGAGATTTTAAGAGGAGTAGTTGAAAAAATAGGTGAATTTGTGGGATTCATAGTTAATAATTCATCAACTATAATTTCAACTATAGCTGGAATAGGAACTGGATTATTAGCCTGGAATGTTGTATCTATTATTAATGGTGTAGTAGGAGCTATAAAAACTTTTAAGCTGGCAAATGAGGGAGCAACAATAGCACAATGGGCTATGAATGCAGCAATGAATGCAAATCCAATAGGTTTAATAATTTCAATAATAGCAGGGTTAGTAGCTGCAATAATAGCTTTATGGACTACAAATGAGGATTTTAGAAATGCTGTAATAGAAATATGGAATAACATAAAAGATGTTGGTATAGCATGTTGGGAAGCTATATGCAAATTTTTCACTGAAACAATACCAAACGCATGGAATTCATTAGTTACATGGTTACAAGGAATACCTGAGTGGTTTGGCCAGTTATGGGCAAATGTACTCGCTAAATTCGAAGAATGGGGCAATAATGTATCTAACTTTTTTACAAATACAATACCTCAATGGATTGAAAATGTATTTAATTGGTTCAATGAATTACCAGCTAAAATAGGGTATGCACTAGGATATGCATTAGGGAGTATTATCCAATGGGGAGTAGATACATGGAACTATTTAGTTACTAATGTTCCTATTTGGATTGAAAATGTAGTTAAGTTTTTTAGTGAATTACCAGGTAAGATATGGACATGGCTAGTTAACACATTTAATAATGTTGTAAACTGGGGAAGAGATATGTATTCCAAAGCTGTGGAAGTTGGTAGTAATTTTATAAACAATATAATAACTTGGATTCAACAATTGCCAAGCAAGATATGGACATGGTTATCTAACACAATTCAAAAAGCTAGTAACTTTGCAACCGATTTAGGTAATAAAGCTAAAGAAGCAGGAAGAAATATGGTTAACAATATTATTAATACTGTTAGAGAATTACCAAGTAAAATGGTATCGATAGGATCAGATATTGTTAAAGGTGTTTGGAATGGTATTACAGGAATGGGAACTTGGCTAAAAAATAAGGTAAGCAGTTTTTTTGGTGGAATTGTAGATGGTGCTAAAAAAGCATTAGGAATACATTCACCATCTCGTGTCATGAGAGATCAAGTTGGTAAATATATAGCTGAAGGTATTGGTGTAGGTATAGAAGAAAACTCTGATTCGGTATTAGATACAATAAGTGATTTAAATAATAATATAATATCTGAGGGGAGAAATTTTAATCCTAGTAATTTTGAAAGAGGATTAAATACAACATTTTCTTCTAATTTAAATAATTCAAATAAAATAAATAACATTAATCCAGAAGCAACTGGACAACAATTTATAATTAAAAATTATACTATGTTAGATGGTGAAGTTGTAGCGAATAGCACAAATAAATTTTTAGGGGTTAGGTCTCAATTAGAAGATAGGGGGTTATTATTATAAGTTGGATAGAATTTAATGATATAAATTCAGATGAAATATTTGAAGATAGCTTAGTGATAACTAAGCGAATTATTGGAACTCCAGAAGTAAAAAAATATACTGTGGAAGTTCCTTTT